TACTAAAATACATTTCTAATATTGTGCAGTTAGTTGTACTAAAGAGTTCAGATTTCATGCTATTGGCTTCCATTCTATCTGAAATACCACCAGCATCTTCTATCTTTTTACAATACTCACAACCTTTACCTGGCCATTTACCTTCCAGCATAAGTTTACGCGTAGCCATTTTAGTAGGGGTATGATGAAATTTACCAAAGTCTCCCTCAGGTATCTTATCATATGTGGTTCTATGGCAACTAGCGGATGTACCTTCGCTTAGTTTTATAGATGACCATACAAATTTTAATGCGCACGTAGGATCTTTAAGACCTGTGTGCTTATTCCAATTACTATCCATGGTTATATTATATCATAGTTTGCGCAGTTTGTACATACGTTGTAAACCTGTAGTTGAATCTATTACATCGAATCCCATGCGCGATCGGCATTCTTGAAATTCATTCCAGGTAATAGTCTCTGAATCAAAATCAATATCATTTGGTATATCATTGTTTCTCCATATAGCTATACCTGTTTCTCTGTCTATAATAAAATATTCTTTTTGTAATTTTAGTATGTCGAATGAAGCTCTCCAGCTTGTACCACAACGCGGTGCATCATTTTTTTGATCTTCTTCAAACGGCCAAATAGCTTGTTGCTCTCCGGGTGGTAACATATCATGCAAGATTATAATCCCTCTAGGTCTTAGAATTTTAACTGAATTACAGAAGTCTTGCCAGACTTGTTTATGTTCATGCAACCCATCAATAAAGATGACGTCATATTTCATTAGGTTAACCGCAAAGAATTCATCGCTAGTCATACGTAATGTTCCACCTGAGTTCGGATCGATTCCGACTTTGTTTTTTACTTTGATCTTATCAAAGTTTTCGTTATATGCACAGCCTATTTCTAAATAGTCTTTAGCCTTAATAGCTTGGATTGCATGGTTGATTATATCAGATCTACTTAGCAAAATAATCTTGCATACCGCCTTCGCGATATGTATCTAAAGTTAAACAATGTAAGCCACCATCCCAAAAATTTCTATGTCTAAATCTACAGTATATCGGTTCTATATTATGTTTCTTTAATTTATCGTGAACTTCTTTTTGATAGTTTAATGATAGGATAACCTCTTCAGATATACTAAGCATATTAACTTCGAATATACTTTCTTCTGCAAAACCAGTCCATTCACTTAGATAGCTATCTACAAATTTGACAAGCTCTGGATTTGATTTAGCTTGAGGTGTCCACCATCTACCTTCTGTAATATCTTTCTCTAACCTCCATGAATTAAGTCCATTCCATTCATGAGCATTATCAGCTTGCATTTGATTTGGATTTTGAATTCCAAGAATATCCCAACCTGGAAGAGTCTCTTTAAAAATGTTTCCATCTATCCATGGTGTATGAATAACCAATCCTGGTTTTGGTAAACACATTGCTCCATCAGTATGTCCTCCCGCTGTTATTGCAGAAGTAGATTTAAATTGTGGATACTTATCTAAAACCCATTCGCCTAAATTAGTTTTATCCTCTTCATCAATAATAAGTTTATTGCCTACACGTATAATTTGAGGAGCCCAAAAAGTATTACTGTAAGTGTGAGGGCGATCGTTTATGCTAAAGCCGGAACCATCCCTCTCTATTAAATTTTTCACTGGATAATGATCTATAATATCAGGATTAATTTTATATGGATTAGTAAAGTCTGAACCAGTAAAAAGAATCTTATCACCTAAAGTAATCCAATTATCTCTTGGCATAAGACATGGTTTCCAAATAAAATCAATAACTTCATTCTTTCCGAAGGCATCCATTACACTCTGAATAGTATCAAACATATCCTCTTCACGAACTCCATCCATTGAATTCCTTGGTGGTTGAATTACTTCAACACCCAAATCCTCAAGCGTCGTGCGGATATTTGTTAAGTCTTCATGGGTTTCATACAAGATTTGCTGGAGTAAATCCCGAAGTTTAGGGTCACCAACAGTTTCAAAAAACTCTGGTTCAAATACATTACCGAGGATTACCTGTTTTAAAGGGTCCCAACCGTTATATGCATTTGCTTTATTTATTTTGTACTGGTTCGAATCCATCTATTGTCCACCTTCCATCTATCCAAGCTGCTGGACTCATTATCTCAAATCCATCTATCTTTTGTTTATATTCATCTGCTCCACCGATATACAGATACTTAAATCCTTTTTCTTTATAATATGCACACTCATGTCTTAAGCTAGCAAGGCCCAAATGTAATTTAGGTCTTCTATAATCCCAAGCAAACTGATAAGCTTCAGCATTTTCATTATCAAATTCACATATCATACTAAATCCTACCATTATTTTTGAGTCACCATGATTATGATAATCATCATAAAGCCCATCATGATTTGTATCATAATATCCATGGATAGTATTTTCTTCATACTCGATTGGAAATAATGGCATTACACTATTAAATGCATGATGATTACAATACTTATAATATATGTTATCTAAATCCTGTGGCATGCGTGGATAATAATCTATAATATCTGTATTATCTATTTTGCTATAATTAGTTTTCTCTAAATTAATCCTCGCATATGAGTAACTCATTTAAATCTCCAATTAACTACGTCATCTAAATTCTCTTCTGACCAATTATCATAATAACCTTGGTCTTTTAATGCTAAGCTTTTCCTATTGATAACGCTAAGTCTTTGTACTAATACTAATATACATTTGCCAAAATTCATTTTGACACCATTAATAATTTCTGGGTCATTTGGATGATCTTCTAATGCAACAATATCATGTGGCATTGCTACAGCATTAAATTCCATTATTAAATGATTTAAATTATAAGGTGTATAATTTTCTGTAGCTGTATATAAACATACAACTTGATGTGAATCAGACCAATTATTTATTACATCAGCTAATGATTTACCAAGGTCATCTGTTTCTATATATTTAACTAATGCAGCTTTTGCATACGGGCATGGTGTTTGGTTTAGCGATTCATTATGAACTGAGACAAACTCCTCAATCCACTGTTCGATATTTGATCTCATTATATAAAGGTTTCATTAGATGAATTCGTAGTATGAATAATTGAATGTGGCAACTGCAGTAAGATATTCTACATCGGTTGTCGTGATATCAAATGGTAACGATGAAAGACTAGTCGGGTAAGCATCGATAAAATTGATTTGTTTTGTTACATTATTAGCCGAGTTCATAACAGTTAGGGTTAGATCTCGTACATGATTGTTGCCAATAATTGCTTGTTGATGGTTTGTCTCTATCCCCATCTTCATCCAATCAAAGATCTCTTTATAGTTTAAAAGATCCTCATCGATTAGATAACTTAATTCTAATGGGGCAAACATTACTTTATCTGCAGCCATTGCAACATTTACTTGTTTAAATGTTACAGGTGCACCTTCCGCAGATACGTCTGGGAGCATCATAGTCTGTACTGTAAACTGAGCGCCAGAATATGTCTGGCTATCTAGAGTCATTACGAACGATGATGGATTTAAAAAGTTTGGCATATTATATATTTATACGAAAAATTTCTTGTAATCATTAATAAGTTCTTGTATATTTGGCAACGGTTCCTCTTCTATTTCATTACATAATTTATAGTATTGCCATATATCACCTGACAATAATTTACCCATATCGATTTTAACTATATCACCGTATGGTTCTTCCTGGTCAACAAACCAATCCCATTCAGTCCAGCCTTGTTCTATAACGGGACTACCAAGTTCAAGCTTATTCCATCTAGCAATAAATTCTTCTCTCATTGTTGTTACAATAGGATATATTACTTTAACTGGATTTACTTCACTAAATACTAAATCTCTTAATGGTCTATCAATATCATGTGGCATTGCAATAGGATCTCTTAATTCATGAAGAGGAACTATCTTTATACAATCCTTCTTTGTATTACTTATTACGTGTTGTCTAGATTCTTTAAATGTTTCTTTTTCGGTTTCCCAATCTGCTCCCCAACAACCAATATCAAGGCCTGATTCTTTTACATGTTTAGGGTATTTAGGAAAATTATCATGTTGATTAATTAACCAAGCTAACCATGTGCCTGCCATTCCACCTTGATATAATACCAAATAATTCATGTACTATTTATAGTTAAAAAAAATCCCCCAATAAAGGGGGATCTTCTTTTGTAACTTTAGAAAATTACAGGCCTAAGACCTTACGTTTTCTGTAGTATACGTTGTTACCATTACCTGCAGTAACAAATGGATTGTCAGCTACGCCGTAACGAGTTTTGAATCCGATTCTTGGTTGGAAGTCATTCTCACCAATTGTCTTCATCATGCTTAATGGAACGTATGGGCAATAGAACATACCAGCGTCATAAGGGTTAGTACCTTTATAACCAATAGTAAAGTAGTCTACGCTTGCATAAGGATCAATATAGATCTTCATTGAACCATAAACAGTACCAGCAAACAATGAACCTGAAACATCAGATGTCAATGATTGTGGACCGCTAGTACCCATGCCAGTATCCATAGCGCCTGCAGCATTTAATGCAGCAGCAACACCATGAGAAACGATAGCCCAGTTACCTTTTCCACGACGAGTAGAAACAGCAATTGTATTAGCTTCGATTTCCATAGCTTGTACTAAGCTTTTAGCTTTCTCAGCAAACCATCTGCCGTCGGTATCGACGTTACCAGCAAAGTTAAAGTTACCTGCAGCATTACCACGAGTGGATGTTACAGAGTTAACGTTTACTAGACGGATGATTTCACGATTCATTTCAGCAAGAATCTCAGTTGACAAAATGTTTGCCAGCTCAGTTTCAGCAGAAAGACCATGAACAGCCTTAAGGTCTTGCGCTAATTCAGTAGTGTACTCAGCTTTAAGAGCACGAGACTTTGCAGTCACAGTAGTCTTATCGATTGAGAACGCCATTTGAGGAATAGCAGGACCAGAGTTACCTTGTGCTTCAGCAGTTGCCGTAGTGTTACCAGAACCTGGCTGATACTCGTGTACAGTATCTGAGTCAGGACCAGCTGTATCTTCCGCAGCGAACGGATCGCTTGAGTGCGTAGATAAGTCACCAGAAGGAGCACCAGAAAATTCAGTGTCCGCTTCATCGAATAACGCTTCGTCACCAGTTTGGCTAGTGTAACGAGATTTCATTGCAAAGATCAGACCAGTTGGTCCAGTCATTGGCTGTACGCCAACAAGATCAAATGCAAGGAGGTTAGGAGTAGCACGTCTCACTAATGAGATAAGTACTGGATCCCAAGTATCAATGTTACCCGCGCCAGCAGTTGAGCTAGATGCGCCCATAGCGTTTGCAGCAGTTTCATGCAAAGCACCAATGTGTGCACGCTCTTCAGCGAAAGCTTTTTCTTGGTTCTCAAGAACAACCGCAGTTACTCTGCGTTTGTGCTGATCAGTTATACTGCCAGCTTCTTCAGAATCAAGTACAGGGGCCCATTTTTCCTGTAGTATTTGTTGATTAATTTCCATTTTAATATTCTCCTTAATATGGATTATTTACGCGAAAGTGCGCTAAGATATGACTTCATTTGATCAGAAATATCTTGGTCTTGTGTATCCTCAGTAATTGCATCTACATCTTTTGCATCTACCGCGGCATCTTTGTTAAGGTAAGATTCCTTAATTGTTGCTACCTTTTTAGCAAAGTCTTCATTAGAGTCGGCTTCAATACCTTCAACTAATTCAGATAATTTTGCAGTTTCAGTTGCAGCTAAACCTTTACATGCTTCACTAACTATTTCTTTTCTTTCAAAAGTTTTAACTTTCTCAGAAAGTTCCATAGCACGAGCAGTAGCATCATTCAACTGAGCTTTAGCATCTTTAGCTTCTTCAGACAGAG